AGGCGCGGGACTCTCTGCGCGACAGCACGCGCTCGCCGCGCTGCAGGATGGCGGGCACCTCGTCGGATTTGAGGCCAGCCCAGCCGCCGTTGTGCATGCGCGGTGCGTTGGCAAAGGCCATGGCCGGAACCATCCGCGATGGCGCAGGACCGCCAACGATACCGCCCTGATGGAAAACGCCTGCAAACATCTCACCGAGCCCACCCAAGGCACCGCCAAGAGCATCAGCGATGGGGCCTAAGATGAACTTGCGCGCGCCCAGCTTGGCAAGGTCCGCGATCATCGATGTGACGAGGCCTTTGAAGTCCAGCTTGCCGGTCTTGACGAAGTTGCCGATCGCGTCTTCCGCACTTTGAAACGCGCTGACCAGCACGCCGCCCACTTCCGCGCTCACATCGCGCGCTTTGTCGGCATATTCGCTGACGGCATTTACCACCGCCTGCCACCCGGTCGCTGCCGCGTCCGCACCCTCGGCTGCGTCTGCGCCTGCCTTTTTTGCCGCCCCGCCAGCGCGTCCAGCCTGCTCTTCGGTTTCCTCAAGTGCTTCGTTGAATTGGTCCGCCGAGGTTGCAGCGCTTTCGAGCGCCGCCGTGCCTTCATCGCCCGCGCCGGAAACCGCATCCTTCAGCGCCTGCCATGCCGTCATGGGCCGCGAAGCCGCATCCGAGAGCATGCCCGCCGCCTCGGAATACCCTGACGCCCGGCCGCGCGCGTCGTCCGCCATGCCACCGAAGAGATCAGGCGTTTGGAATGGATTGTCCGAGAACGCGCTGTCGTAGGCCGCCCTTGCGCGGTCCCCAAGGTTGACGGCTTCGGGAACAACAGATTGCCACGCAGAAAGATCAGGCGCAGTGATGGCCCAATCGGGACGTCGACCACCAAGGGTCAGCACGGTGTTGATCGCCTCGGTGATGCCCGCGATCCCGGTCTCCATCACCTCGACGAGCCCATTGATCGCAAGCGCGCCAACGCGGTCAAACACATCTGGCAGCGCGCCCCAGATTGCCTGCACGGCAAGGAACGTGCCCTCAAAGGTATTGACGGTGCTGTTTGCCCAACCGACCACCGCCTCAGTGGCTGCTTGCAGCCCGTCGTAAATACCAGCCTGCGCCGTGGCCCAACCGGATTCCACACGCGCCCAGGCGGCATCCGCGCTGAGCGTCACCCGGTCCCAGACCTCGACTGCCACGTCTTTCAGCAGGTCCATGGCGTTGCCGAACCCACCGGCACCAGCGACAAGGCGGGTGAACTGATAGACCAGTTCGCCCGCGCCGACGATCAGCGCGCCGATGCCGGTGCGGATGAGTGCGGCCCGCAGGAAAACCAGACCGGTCACCAGTCCACTGACCGAGAAGGTCGCGGCCACAAGCCCTGCCACCCACCTGCCAGCCATCACGCCTGCAAAGGTCACAGCGTAGGTGGTCAGCCTCCCGATATTCTCAAACAGGCCCTTGATGGCCACCCCAAGTGGGCCGGTGGTGCGCGCCATGGCTGCCAGAGCATCAGCGACCGCCTCAAGCGCAGGCGCTGCCGCCACCGCCAGCTGGTTCGACACACCGCGCCAGATCAGGCCAAGGCGCGAGATTGCATCATTGGTGCGCTCAATCTGGTCGGCGTCCTGCTCGGAAACAACGATGCCAAAATCATTCACATCAGCGGTGGCCTGGCGCAGCGTCGCGGTATCGATCCGCGTAAATACGAGGGCTGCGCGGTCGCCAAAGAGCTGCGAGGCGACCGCAGCGCGCTCGGCCTCCGGTACGAACTCTGCCAGCCGGTCCTGGATCAATGCGATGCGCTGATCGAGCGGCAGGCTTTGCAGCGCGCTGACAGACAGACCAAGTCGGTCTAGCGCTTTGACGGCAGGGCCAGCACCGGCTGCAGCCTGGCTGAGACGTCGTGTCAGTTGCACCGTGGCCTGCTCGACATTGCCCATTGAGACGCCCGAGAGGTCAGCGGCACGCTCAAGCACCTGCAGGCTTTCGACAGTTGTATCCAGCGACTGCGCCAACTTTGCTGTCTGGTCGATGGTCTGCAGCCCCGAGCGGATCATGGCAGCACCTGCAAGAACCACGGCTGCACCAGCCGCCGCTGCCGCGATCTTGGCCCGGCGGGTGAAGGCCGCGAGGCGTGCATTTGCAATATCGACCTCGCGCGAGAGACGACCGAGGCCACGGGCACCGGCGTCGCCAATGCCGTGCAGCTCGGCCTTGACCTGACGTCCGCCCACGGCGGCGAGACGCACGAAGACGCGTTTATCGGACATCCTGCTCTCCAATCCGTTCGTTTACTTTTTTGACCATCACCGCCTCGATCTCGGGCAGCAGTTCCATCGCCACGAGGCCGTTGATGCCAAGGGCACGCGCCATGGCGAGGGCCGCACCCATGTCCCAGCCGAGGATGATTTGCCGTGTCGCGCGCAGCTGGCCGCCCAACCGCCCAACCAGGTCCCAGATCTGCACCCCCTCGAAAGTCTGGGGGCGATTTACTTTTGCCGGGCAGTCTGGGCACGGGACTTTGCAGGCCTCGAGGGCTTCGCAAGCCTCGAGGGCTTCGCAAGCCTCGCAGTACCGATCGCCCCCGCTGAAGTGCCAGTCGGCAAGGGCGCGGAGACGTTTTTTTCCTGTTCCAACACCAGTGCCTTGGCGACGTAGCCTGTCTGGAACGCTTCAAAGATCGGATAGACATCGAGCAAGGCGTCAACACCCTCAGGCGTGAGGCCCAGCACCTCGCCGTCAGCGTCGCCGACACCCTCCCAGGCAATCACCGCCCGCCGCCCCAGCGCCTTGGCAAAGACCAGCGCACGGTCTTCGTTGCTGGCATCTTCGGGCAAAGCTTCGACCGTTATATCGCCACGGGTGGACACCATCAGCGCCGTGGTGAGCGGAAGCAGTTGCACCCGGACCCCGGGCGACAGCTCAAGCCAGTGCGGCTTTTTTGACAGATCAAGTTTAAGCATGATCAATACGCCTCCAAATCGTTGACCAGCGTGATCGTGCACATCCGGCCCAAGGTGGCGTCCTTGGCCGCTTGCCAATCGAAGGTGGCCTGCACGCCTTGCGGCCCGCCGATCTCGACGCGCGGGCGCGGCAGATAGACCGAATGCGCTGTGACCGTGAGGCTCTCGCCGCTGGGCAGCAGGTACGAAAACTCCAGCTCGCAATCGGCACCGTCGATTGCCTGATCCATCAGCGTATTGTCGGCAAAGCGCACCTCCATGCTGCCCGAAAGGGCGGCGAGTGACGGATCCGCGCCATCAATCATGCCGTCGGCGCGGATCGTCTCGATGCGGTCGAGGTTGTTGGCGTAGGTGATCTGGGTGGAGACCACGTTGCCCAGTGCCACGCCCTCGCGCTTGATGGCGCCGTTGAAATGCCCAAAGCGCTGCAGCGCGATCTCTGCTGGCGTGCCAACACCAGTAGCGGTTCCCAAGGTCTCACCCTGCGCGACCATGCTCACCGAGGCAGTCAGAAGCCCCGAGCGCGTCATCTGCCACGACAGCTGATCGGCCACACAGCCCGCATAGATCGCAAAGCGCGGGATCTCCGGCATGGCGATCTCGATCGAGAGGCTTGGCAGCGTCCAGTTGCCCGAGCGGAATTCGTGGCTGTACGGCGCCTCAGCGCCTGTGGTGATCGGATCGCCGAAGGTGGCCTTCAGCCAATAGCCTATCGCGCGGGCATCAATGGGAACCACCACATTGCCATCAGCGGTCAGGGCGTCCTTGATCGGTGCAAGTGGATCGCGCCCGTAGCCCAAAAGTTCCGAGTCGAGTAGCGGTTGCTCTGCGCCAAGCGTCGCGCTGGCGAAGGGTATCTTGACGTAACCGGTCGCGGGCGAAGTGCCGTAGACGGTTTCGAACGCAAGCGCCATCTGCGCCCGCGCCCCTTGGGCTCGTGCCATGGTGTTCTCCTCAAACTGTGGGGTGGGTCAGGCTACCGGGTCAGGCCAGCGGGTCTGACGTTGAGTAATGCAGAATGATCGGGATAATTGCGGCCTTCAGGCTGGCAGCACCCTCAATGGCCAGATCCACTGGCTGTGGCGCTTCCGCCTCGATCCAGTCGCAGCGTCCGCCCAGCGTTCTGTCGGCAGTGATCACCGCGCCAATCTGTCCGCAAAGTGCAGCGAAACCAATGTCGCGGTTCGCGCCCTGAACGATGACTTCAAGCTCGCTGCGATGCTGGTAATGATAGGTCTGGGGCGACAGCGTCACCGCAGGATCGCCGGGATCGCCATCGCGCAGGATCAGCAGGCCCGCAGGTGGGATGCGCTCTGGCAGGACCTCGCCGCGCAACACCGGCACGTGCGGTACCGTGCGCAACAGGTCCGCTAGGGCGGTGAGGATGGTTTCTCGGGGAGTCATCCGATCCTTCCTTCTACCCAATTCGCCACAATTGCTCCGGGTATCCTCTCTTGCGAAGCCTTGGCATCCCGCGCTAGGTCAAGACGCTTGCGCAGTTTTACTTGCGGCACCAGCAGAAAAATCGGCACGGTTGTGACCCCACGCCCAGTCTTGGATTTGCTAGCAACGGCACTGCCTTTCGTGTTCAGCCGCCCCTCGGCCACGAGCAGGCTCGGTCCCCGCCTGCGATAGACAAACCGGAGCCTGAGCCCACGCCGTCGTTCCCATTCGCCGGGGGTAATTCGGCCGCCGCGTGCGCCCTTGCCTGCAGCCTCTGTCGGGATCGCCAGCCAAAAGCCATCCTTGGAGCGGATCAGGGGCCCGGTGTCATGGGTGCCGATGATCACGGGCGCTTTGGACCACACAAGTGCTGCGGCATCGATGCTCTCACCAACCTTTGGATAGGTTTGGCTGCGGATCGAATTACTCAGCCGCCGACCAAGCCCCGCTTGCGTAATCTGCCCACGCCAGTCGGATTTAAGCTGTGTCCCGGCCGCGCGCATCGCCGCAGTGACCGCCTTTTCGCCTGCCTTGATTTCGGCTGCCATAATCGCGGCCAGGTTAGGGGAGATGGTAATGTTGAGTTTCATGCAGGTCTCAAATCTATGGTCCAGACAAGCCGCTCGCGATCGCGCACAGGCGCGCCCTGAATAAGGAAGGCCTCCGCGTCAATCTCAATGCGGTCGCCCGGACGTGGGTTTGGAACTTCGGCGACGCGCAGGTCAATGCGCGTGCTGTCAGACCACAGTCGCGCCGCGCCGAACTCGGTGATCTCATCCGCGCGGCGTGTGACCACACGGATGAGGATCTGAGTGCCACCTTGGGCGATATAGACCGCGTCCCGGGCGATGTGCGGATCGCGGAAGATCCCGTCGATTGCGATAGCGAAGGCGGAGGTCATGCGGTGCCTCAGTTGCCAGAGTGCAGCCGGATCGCCATGCGCGGCCGCTTGTTGACCGGCAGGATCGAGCTTTCGGTCATCAGATCGATCCAGCGCCCCTTGGTGTCTATCATTTGGCGCGCATAGAGCGGCAGGCCGATGGTATTGGCGGTCTCCAGAAGGTTGGCAGGCCCGCCATAGGTGGTGAAGGTATCGAAGGTACCCAAGGGGAACGCGATGCCTTCGCCTGTGGGTATCAACCGCTCGGAGGTGCCGTTCGAGAGGGTGACGGACCCATTATATTCCTCGAAGAGAATGCCTGCGAAGGGAAAGGCCCGTCGCATGTCCTCGCGCAGCGGTTGACCGCCGGTGGCCGAGAAAAACTTGTAGGCCTCTTCGGTCTTGGGGTGACTGATCAGCTTGTCGAAGAATTCCGAGCTCACCAGCGCATGCGCGGTGGTCATGGTCTCACCCAGCAGGTTGTCTTCCATTGCGCGCAGCACGCTGCGGACTTTGCCCTGCACGTTTGTGCCAGCGGTGCCAAAGACAAAGTCGATCGAGATCTTCTCAAGGTCGAACTCGGAAAAGTAGTCGTAAAGCGTGGTGCCAGCGCCGTCCTTCACGATACCGCGCAGGGCGTTCATCTCCATATATTCGCGGGTCTGGGCATGTTTGCGGCGCATCAGCGTGAGTTTGCGGTTCATCACCTCGACCAGCGGATCGGCTGCGTCCGAGAGGCCGAGCGCTGGCATGCCCTGAACATCAGCAGGCAGGATCACATCGTCATGCGGGATCCAGGGCAAGGCGAAAGAGCGCATTGAGCGCGCCTCGCGGTTGCCCACCGTGGCAGGTGCGCCCAGCGGGACGGACGGCAGGAGGCTCAACACCCCTTCGCGCTGCTCGATAACAATTGAGCGCTGTGTGACGCCTTCAAAGCGGAAGAGGCCGATCTGGCCAAGACGGGTGTAGAGGTTGGGCAGGATGTTGATCGCCTGCGTCATCTCGGCGAGCGAATAGCCGCCCGTGTCAAACGGGTTACGGGTGATGGTCATGGGAAGCTCCGGGGGAATGAGGGCGAGGAGGTGGTGTGGCGGTTATCGACGTTAAGGTGTCTGTGCACGGCGTACGTTATGCACCGCTAATCAGGCGGTATCGCGCGGAATGATGCCCAGCGCTGCGAGCTGGCCGTGTTTGGTTGTGGTTTTGGCGGCATCATCGACGGTGGCGTCAAAGACGAGGGCGGCTTTGGAGACGATGGCGGGGCCGCGCATGATGACAAGGCCGGTACCATCTGCGCCAGAGGCATCGACTGCGTAGAGCAGCATGGCGGCCGCTGTCTGCGCGCCATCTGTGCCGCCCGAGGTCGCCAGCTTGTATTTGCCGCTGGCGGTGATGCGGCCCAGAACAGCACCCACGGGATAGGCAGTCCCTACCAGTAGGGTGACGGTCTCGCGGGTATAATTGGGGTTCAACTCATATTTGAGGATATCACCCAGGCCGGGCGGTTGGGTCAGGACAGTCATGTCGGGGATCCTTCTGGGGATGGAGGAATAAGAAACCCACCGCCAGGCAGGAGCAGTGGGGGTCTTGAGACAGGCGCGGGAGTATGGCGGCTGTGGAGCCGCTCAGCGTTTTGCGCCGGAGGCCGCGGCGCGTTTGGCTGCCGCAACAATAGGGCTTTCGCTGTTTGCAGATGCCGCCGGAGCGGGGGCTGTTGCCACCACATCGCGCGCATCAGCTGCGGCTGCCGCATGCTCCAACACCGATCGGCGCAGCGCTGCAGGTGTTGTGCCCTCCCTCAGGGCTTTTGCCGCGTCGATGGCAATGCCGAGGCGTCCCGCTTGTGCTGCGATCTCGGTGATCTCTGCCGCTTCAAGGCGAAGCTGTGCGGAAAGTTCGGCCCGCATGGATGTCTGGAGGGCTGAGACGGGGTCAGCTTTTGAAGGTCCCGAGGCTGCGGGAGGTGTGGGCGCAAAACCAGCAGCGGGTGGCACTTCGGGATCTGTGCCGCTATTTTCGGCAATATCACTCTGCGTTTGGCCCTCTTGAGCTTCATCGCGTTTTG